AAGAGGAGAAGATGCTAATGCAGCAGTTTCTTACTGTTTAATGATGATAAGTAAAATATTTAAAAAAGAAAATGGCTAAGATTTTAGTACTTGCAAAAAGTGGTTTTGGTAAAACCACATCAATAGGAGAAATTCCTGAGCTTGGGCTTAAAGGATTAAATCCTAAAGAAACTTATTTAATTAGTTGTGTTAATAAGCCTCTACCTTTTAGAGGTGCAAACACAAAGTATGTTATTACAGATGCCGCAGATATTGCTAAGGGTAATAGAATAATCACCAATGATGCAGAAACTGTAGCAAGAGTTATTACTATGCTTGCTAATCCCAAAGCACCATATAAGAATATCGTGTTGGACGACATGAATTATATGGCCCAAGACTATTATATGAAGAATGCTCTTAAAGGAGGTTGGGATACTCCTAAAAAGATTGGCTATAACACTGGCTTAGTCTTTGATGCAATTAATGCAGTACCTGAAAATAAAAACATCATCTGTCTTGCTCACTATGAAGAGTATAAAGATAAAAATGGTGACAGTCTTTCCTATAAATATAAGAGTACAGGTAATATGGTTGATTCTTATATTACACCTGAAGGAAAGTTTGAGATAGTACTCTATGGAAGAGCATCATTTGATGAGAGAGAAAAGAAGTCCATTAGAGAGTTTGTAACCAATGATGATGGAGTGTATCCTGCTAAATCTCCTATAGGTATGTTTGATCTTTATATACCTAATGATTTGGGCTTAGTAGTAGATAAAGTGAATGAATATTATAATGGGTAATTGCCCAATAAGTTAACCCAATAAACAAAAAGAAATGAACAAAGAATTTTCAAAGTTTTTTATTGCTAGTTTGAAAAGAACTGCACAAAATGTAGCTCCCATTCTGAGGGAGAAAGGCAAGCTTCTTGCTGAAATTCAGAAGCGTGAAGAGAGAATTGAAAGTCTTAACAATCAGTTAGTAGCTTATGATGCTCCTATTAAGGAAGCAACAGGTGGCTATGGTGTTGAAGACCTTGTAGTAAGAATAGTCAAAGATGCAGGAGTAAGTAAAGATGGTAAACCTATTAAAGTTACCTCTTGGAATCTTAGATATCCTGAAACAGTAATTCCTGTAAATGAAGAGGCAAGCAATCAATGTGATGGGTCTTGTGCATTTGATTCTTATGGTGTAGGTGATGAACCTATGTATAATGAGGAGCCTGAGACTGCTCCTAGTGGAGTAAATGATGCTTCTCAGGGTGTGTTTAGTAGTGTATTAAGTTAATGAATAATAAAAAAGATATAAAATTATGGCATTTGCAAGTGGAAATGTAAGTTCTGAAGGAACTGGTATTAAGAGATATATTGGTGTAGGTAGTGTATATGTATTGGGTGTAAATCCTAATAAGGCTAATCTTGAGTCTTTCTATAATCATACTATGGAGAAAGAGCCTGAGTATGTTGGAGAGACAGAAGTTAATGGTAACACTGTTAAGCAGGTAAGAATTGACTTTATTGTCAAGGCTGACCCTGAGAAGTATTTGGATAATAGTAATAACCCTGTAGATTTGACTACAAAGGTGTCTTTGTTCCTTACTAATTCTTATAGATATAATAAGGATAATACAAAGATTCAGGTAATTGATAAGTATGGAAGAACTGCTTGGGTAACTATTGAGCAGGCTAAGAACCATGAAATTCCTGTATATGAGAATGGTCCTGCTAATATTGATGCAGGTTATAGACCTGCCTATATGGGAGAAGAAGAGTTGGTAAGTTTCCTTATTGCCTATATTAATATTCCTTCTTGTCAGAAATATGTAGATAAAAAGTGGGTAATGAAGCCTGCTGATGAACTCAAAGACTGTGAGGCATCTCTTGAGCATATTAAAGATTATTTCAATGGTGATGTAAGTGAGCTTAGGAGCATTCTTTCTTATCAACCTAAGAATAAACTGAAGGTTCTCTTTGGTGTAAAGACTAGGGATGACAACAGACAGTTCCAGACTATTTATACCAGAATGTTCCTTAAGAATAGTGTAAATGATTATAGTAGGCTGGATAAGAATGTACAGGAGGCTAAGAACTCTGGTGCATTTTCTACTACTGAGTATGATTGCTCTGAGCTTCATGAGTATACTGTAGAGAGCACTAGTTTTGCACCTAAGGGCAGTGAGAATGATATGCCCTTTGCACCTGAAGGTCCTACACCTTGGTAATAATTAATTAACATGGCATTCAGCACTGGTAAACCCTCTATTCTACAAGATTTAAGAGCAGAATTTAAAGACACTGATTTGGTAGCTTACTACTTAGGAGTGTATGAAATACCATGTTGTATTAATAGTCCAGTTAGAAAGGACAATAGACCCTCATTTGGATTATACTCAAACGATGGTATAAACATAAATTGGTTTGACTTTGCCACTAAAGAGAGAGGAGATATTTATAATCTCCTTTCTCTTATGTGGAATTGTAATTTACAAGAAGTCTTAAAAAGACTAAGAAGAGATAAGGATAACTTTAAAAGCGGTACTCTTATTAAAAACAGAGAAGTCTGTAAAATAGAAACTATAGCCACTCGACATAAAACAACCGATTTACAATGTAAGGTTAGAGAGTGGAGGCCCTATGATTTGGACTACTGGGCCTCATATGGAGTCCCGCTAGAGTGGCTTAAATATGCAGAAGTATATCCTATATCTCATAAGATTATTGTAAATAAGAATTCAAGATATGTATTTGGTGCTGATAAACTTGCCTATGCTTTTGTAGAACATAAAGAGGGTAAGGTTACATTAAAAATTTATCAACCTTTAAATAAAGAAGGTTACAAATGGTCTAATAAGCATGATAGAAGTGTAATCAGTTTATGGACTAAAATTCCTGAGAGAGGAGATAGGGTGATTATATGCTCCTCACTTAAAGATGCTCTGTGTTTATGGGCTAATACAGGCATACCTGCTATTGCTGTTCAAGGAGAGGCTTATAATATAAGTGAAACAGCCATAAATGAACTTAAAAGAAGATATAAACAAGTTTATATACTCTTTGACAATGATGATGCAGGACTAAAAGATGGAGAAAAGTTAGCACATTTAACTGGTTTTACTAATATTGTGTTACCTCCTTTTACTGGAGGAAAAGACATTTCAGATTTATATAAGGCAGTAGGAAAAAATGAATTTATTAAAATAATCAATTGTATCCTTAAAACCACTGCCTTTAACAATTAGTTTAACAATTTAAAACAAAAAAGAAAAATGAAGAATTTCACTGTTATTGACACTGACACTCAGTCCACCCGCATTATTCAGTCTGACGCTACTACTGTAGCAGAACTGAAGAGAGACCTTATTAGTAATGGCTTTGATGTAAATGAGAAGATTATTCAGGAGGGCCTTACTAAGATGGAACTCAAGAATGATACTGATTTGCTGCCTCATGATGTAATGAGGAATGGTACTACTACCAATGATTTGGTATTCAGATTGATTCGTGAGAATAAGAAGGTTAAGTCTGGTGCTTTGAGTCGTGCAGATGTATATGCTAAGGTTAAGAGCCTTAATCTTGCTGAAGTTATTAAGAATAAGTATGGTAAGAACTTTACTCAGTGCTCTACTGATGTTCTTATTACTGAGTGTAACTATGCTGAAAGCAAGAAGAAGGCTGCTAAGAAGGCTGCTAATACTGAGTGTAAGTGTGGTTTTAGTATGGATAATGCTTTCTCTGTATTGGTAAGCATCCTTAAGAATAAGGGTATTCTTCTCAATGAAGAAGTTAAGGCTCTTTCTCAGGCTGCAGGTAAAGAGTTTGGTACTCCTGATACTATTTATTCTGCATCAGAGATTGCAGATATGTTTGTTGATATGTAAAACAATTAATATGGGGTAGTGGTAGCAATACTACTACCCCTTTATTTTTACTATGACACAAGAAATATTAGATAAACTACGAGGTGTCTATAATGAGTCTGTAGGCCATATGAGAAATATCATAGAGGTATTTAATGATCAATTTGGTGAGAAATATGTAGATGCTCCTAATTATACCTTTGAAGACTTTATTCAGTGGTTAAAAGATACTTCTATTAACATTTTGGGTAGAGAAACAAAGGAGGCAGATAAAAGCTTGTACTCAAATATAACATTAGCAGACCTTGATGAAGAGAATATTCGTTGCCTTCTAACAATTAATATTCAAAGAAAATGCGGTAGCCTTGACTATTTTTATATTACAATATGGTTTCCTACAGTTAAAGTGGAGAATGAAGAAGGCAAGAGTGTCACAATACAAGATCTATATGCACGGGTCGTAGTAAATTATGATGGAACTTTACATAACGACTTTACACTACTGAGAACTACATTCTTAGAATCTCATTGGAAAAGTGATTATGCTCACTCACACCTTCCTGGTATTGTGTTTGATTTTACCAGACCTTGTTATGGCTCAGGTCCTATTATTAGAACAATGGCTACCATAAAACGTGCTTATGACCTTAATATATGGGGATTATTTGCTCTTGAGCTTGCTCAGTATGTTACTGTAGAATCTCTTGAAGGTGTTCCTTATAGGCATTTAGAGAATATAGGTAAATCTG